AAGTTTACATCAGTTAAGAATGTTCCATAAAGAATCCATTTCTCAACAACAACTCCTGTTGGGTCCAACATCTCAAGGTCGATGTCTTTTTTGTAACCCGCAGCATAACCCATACGACCTGTCACTGATTCAGCGTGTAAACGAACCCACTCCATAAGAGCTTGAGCTGCTGACGGTCCAATAGGGTCACGGAACTTAACACTGATAGGGTCCCAGTTAAATCTACCTGCAACAAATGTAGATGTGTTTAGAAATTGTATTTCAGTTGCACCAATCTTGATAGACGGTCTTGAAGCGCTTTCAACAAACCATTCGTTGATACCCAAACTTGACGGAAACCTTAAAATGAAACGGTTCTGGCGTTTCGGTTCGTAAGGTATCGGCATTTTCATTAATAAATCAGCCATGTTATTTTAATTTTTTTTTGTTTTTTTTTTGTTGTTTATATCCTATAAATATAGTCTTGTTAAAAAATTTTTCTCTTTACTTTTATTTTGTCGAGATTATTATCTACTTATATTCCTTTTTAACGCCTCCAGCAGTAGAATAAGTCTTAACTATATTATTTGGTTTATTTTTAAAATGCTTACTCATTACTTCTACATTTCTAATATCATCATCTGAAAATCCAATACTAGGTTGCTCTGGAACAAAGTTATTAGATACATCATTTTTAATAAAGGCATTCTTATTTAACTTTTTCGCCATTTTCTTAATATAAGAAACAAACTCTTCCATAGCACGAACTTTTGCTTCTTCAGGGTTGGCAGCACCTTCTTCATCGTCAAAAGACACTGGATGATATTTGTTAAGGTCCAAATACGATTTGATTAATTCATCGTCCGTCATATCTTCCTCGTCAAAAAACGACCTGTATTTTTTAAGGTTCTTAACGAGTTGGTCTTTATCTATTCCATGAAACCCGTCAATAATATAATTGTAAACGGCTTGTTTTAAAGTGTTGGGGTTGTGGCCTCTCGCAGTAATAATTGAAAATATTGACCCGTTATTAATTGCTTCTCTAAAATCATTAAATGCCGGTCCAAGTTTTGCTCTCATAGCATCAACCAAAAAATCTTTGTCACCTGCGGTTCTAAAGTTTCTATATGGTTCTTCAGAAAATCCAACAATGGTATCACCATTATAGTCAAAATCTTCTTTTCCAATTTTACTTCTGTATTCTGCAAAATCATCTGTACTCATACCAACTTCATCACCATCTTCAGTTTTTAACATTATCTTTGTTGGCATATGAACAATGTTGTCATCCCAATCAAACGCATAATATTTCATATCTGGTGTTCCCTCACCCTTAAATCCCTCTCTAAGTTGTCTTTTCATACTTGGCAAATAAAGGGGGTACTAATTGTACCCCCGTTATGTTTATTAAATATTTTCAAACGAAGCTCCTGTTGGAGTAATAAAGAATTCGATATCGATGAATTCTAATGCCTTCGTAGGTTTTAAGTAAATTTTACCTGTTAATGTGTTTCTATCTAAGTCTTCAGGTGAAGATGAAACAGTTACACGGAAATCGTATAAACCTCTGTCTCTTCTGATTGAATCCAAGATAGGGTTAACACTATCCAAGAATTGTTGTCTAACGATTTGGTCGTTTTGTTCAAACAATAATCTTACAGCTACTGCGGAAATTAACTTACGAGCTTGAAGTAATAATCTTCTTACATTCAATCTGTTAAGTGCTGTGTCAGCAATTTGTAATGTTTTATTACCCCAAATTACAGTTCCAACATCAGAGAAAGTTGCGATAGGGTTGATTCTACCTTGATACAATGTATCTCTGTCAGTTTGTGTAAGTTTTTGCCTAGCTTTGATTGAGTTTACAAGACCTCTTGTGTAACCCGCAGATGCGAACCAAGGGAATGAAATGTTATCAGTCAGTGCTAAGTTTCTACAAACCTCACCTGTTGGTGGTAAGTAAATTTGTGTATTGTTTACAGTATCTCTTGTTAAAATCCAAGGGTAGTAAGTTGCAGTATAGTTAGAGTCAATTCCTGTATTATCCAAGTTGTCAACCGCTTCTTGTGAATAGATGATATCCAAAGAACTTGTTGAATCTGGTGTATACATTTGGTAGTCAGGAGTTGTACAGATATAAACTGAATCTGCTCTTGAGTATTGAATCATGTCAATTGCTTCTTCTACAAGATTTGAGTTGTTAATATAGTCAATACTTGCACTTGCAAACACGTTAATGTTAGTTGCTTCAGGATTAGCGAATGTCAAAATACCAAGTAAGTAAGCGTAGTAGTCAGTATTTGCAAAGTCCTGAGTATTGTTTTGAACAATAATTCTCTTGAACAATCCGTCACCTGTTGCAGTTGGGTATCTTGAAGATGGTGCAGTACCCGCCAAATAACCTGACTGTCCTAATTGGAATCTGTCTTGGTTAGTTCTCCATTCTCTGTAAATATCCCATCCGTCAAATCCACCTGCGAAACACACAGTGTATTTTCTTGAGTAGATAAAGTAGTATGGGTTATCTTGTGTTGCTGGGTCTGCTCTAAATTCTGCAACACCACATTCAAACGCTGTTTGACCACTTGTTTCTGAAGTGTTCGCAATTGTAACTACAGTTGCTCCTGAATCCATGTGGAAACCTTTACTTAAGTAATTCCATTTGATTGAGTCAGTCGCTAATGCCCAATTTGATTGTGGGTTTTGTTTTCCTTTATAAGTTAAGAATGATTCATCAATTCCATATTGTGTTGAGAAACCTAAATAAGTTCTTCTTACAATATCACCAGGAGATTCCACTGTATTTGAACCACCAATAGGTGTTCCAAAAGGTGGGTTAGCAATAACTTCACCTGGATAATCGTATTTTGTTTTAAATTTAGGATATGGTGATGGGTAAATTGCAGCATCTTCATATTCTCTTTGTGTGTAACCGTAGAAACCACAAGGTAAAGAATCGATTGGATACTCATTTGCCATTTCAACCATGATGTATTTTGAAATCAACGCGAACTCACCATTAGACGAACCAATTTTTTTCGCAATAAAGTTATTAGTTGCTGGGTCCATGTTACAATTGGTAAACTTTTCAATTACAACAGGGTTTGCATCTGTATCAAAGAAATTTCTAACAAAAACATCAAACGACATATTGTTATATGATAAGTTTGCAATTGACACTTTAACTTCAGTGTTTGCTGAATCTCCATCAGAAATTGATATAAACTTAAATAAGTTATATACCTTATTACCTCTTAATTCAGAAACCAAATAAGGTGTTTCAGGTGATTGGTATTTTTCTAAATTCCATGCAATTGATTGACTTGATTGACTTCTTGCGTCTGGTAATGCAATTAAGTCACAATTCAATCCACGAATGTATCCTTGACTATAAGCATAATTTAAACTTCCTTGATAAATTTCCTCAACATAAATTGGAACTTCAAATCTTGATTTACCAAAATTATCAACTCCCAACACTTTTGTAATGTATTTTGCAGAAGATGCCAATAATGAAGTTTCTAATGAGAATGTATTATTATCTTTAGTTACACCTGATAACAAGAATGTTCCATATGGTGTGTCAGTTATACCTGAATATTGTCCAGTACAAATTAATTGTAAATTATTAGGAACCCAAGCGTTGTCGTTTTCGTAATCAATACCTACTTCGTAAACAGGTCCGTGGTCAATACTATCCGCAGAATTAACATATTGAGTAATACCTCTTGAACGAAGAGTACCAACAACCATGTTATTGAATTCTGTGTATGCAGTACCTGTAAATGTATATGTTTCACCTGTAACTGTACCAGTAAAACTACCACTGCCACCTGAACTTAAACTATTAACAACATAGTAGAACGAATAACCTGTATAGTTATTTCCTGAAGAAATATCAAAGTTAGCATAAAGCCACGGGTCATTTTCAGATGACGATAAATCATTAAGTTCAAAATCGTTAATACAATTATAAGGATTTTGAACTGTTGGGTATGAGTTAATTAATGGTGTATAATCATCATCAGGAATTGCACCATATACTACGGATGTTGTTGCCGAAAGAGATGGTGTGTCAATTATGTTACCTAAATATGTGTTAAAATCCTCTTGTATTGTAGATGTTGAACCGTCTTGTAATCTGTATTGAACATTCAAATTCGCCTGAACTTGAGCAGGTAACGCCCCACTTATAAAGGTAATTGTATTTCCTGATGATGTACCAGTAAATGTTGCGGTAAATGTTGTTGCGTTTGATGGTGAACCAATCGTTGTTGGGTCAACATTAGCAATTAATGAAAGACTCCAAGATGGACCCGCATCATAACCCGACAAACCCAATACTCTTGTAACAAACAATTGGTTTGATTGTTGCAAGTATGATTTAGCAATATATGCAGCCTCATATTTTGGGATTTGAGTGTTATAAAATTTAACGGGTTCGGTTCCACCAAAGTAGGCTTGGAACTCATCGTAATTTGTTATGAATACTGGTTCAAATGCTGGGCCTTTTATAGTTTCCCCAACAAGACCTAAAGTCGTTACCCCCACACTTTGGGCTACGAATGATAGGTCGGTTTCAGATGTGTAAACGCCTGGTGATACGAATACTTTTTGATTTGCTTGTGTTGCCATTATTAAATTATTCTGTTACAGATTTATTTTATAGATAAATATTCGACTTTTAATGAAAAAACTTTACTTTTGGATAAGTATTTATAAACGGTATGAATAAATTCTGCCTTTTTTCTACCCATGAAAATCAAGAAAGAAATAAAGAACATCAAAATATCCCCTGAATCACATGATATCCTAAAAAAGTACTGTGATAAGCGTGGAATCAAGATTTATAAATTTTTGGAGAATTTAATCTTTGAAAAGTGTAAAGAGAAGAAAGATATCTACGGAGAAGATTAAACTAATTTGTTTTCGTACAATATATTGGATTCTTGGGTGTCGTCATTTTTTGTAACTTCAATCCTTAAAATATCGTTTGTTGTGATTTCAATTATTTGTAAATCACTACCATAATAATCGTCATTAATATATACATCAAAAGTATCAACATTGTTTGTGGATACCAAATTCATATTAGCGGTAAAATCAATTCTATCTGTTAAAACGGTATTACCTGAAACAAATAAAAATGGCATTTGAAACTCATCAGGGTTTTTTGGAAATTTATCTATTCTTCGTTTTCTTGATGAAGTATCCATTTCAATTAATTGTGTAACTCTTTGAATTGCAGGTTTTACTTCAAATTCTTCTTCATCAATCAAATACCCCAACATAGTAAAATCATAACTTTGAACATAATACTTTCTTGACTCCATATTAAGTTGTGATTCATCAGATACATTATTCATTACAATTGGAACATACTGACCCTTAATAAAAGTATATGCTTGTCTTGATGAAAAAGTTTGCATTACAATTTTATTAAGTTGATTCAACTCTCTCATTCTATTACAAATGATTTTAACTTGATAATTAATATCTACAGGAACGGGTTGTGGAATTGTATAAATGTCCATACCTTGTTCGTTTCCGTTCCATGTTGGAACCGAAGCGTAATAAAATTGTTTTCTATTTGGAATTGTATATTGAAGTGATGGGTTTGTACCATACTTAACTTCAGGTGTTCTAACTACCGTAATAAATGGCGGGGCGGGATTGTAATCCATATCCACAAATTGCCATGTTTCTAAATATTGTGTCCAGTTTTGAGTTGTAATAATAACATCTAATAAAGGAACAATTTTACCTGCAGTGACAACTTCAAGTTCGGTCTTAACAAAATCAAGCATTCCCCTATCCAAGTCGGCATGTAATACTGACTTAGGTAAATAAGTTCCATCATCTTTAATATATTCTAAAAGTTGTTCTCTTCTTTCAGATAAAACTTTTTTTGGTACCAAAGGTAATGTTGGTTTGACTATGGTTCTTGGTAACGGCATTTATTCTTTTACTACAAATAGTTTATTTTGTGAATTAATCATATCAACTTCTTCGGCTCTATAAACGGGTTCTTCACTTTGTTTATAAACAAATGAATCGTGTCTATAAGGATTGTATGTCACAATCATGTCAGACGGTGGATTTGGAATGTCATCACAAGGATATTCACAATAATCCAATAATCTTCCAATCACAAATGCGTGAACGTTTTTTGATTTTTCAGAACGAACTCGTTCTTTACCACCTTTTCTAACTCTGAATTCAACATCACCTAACTTAACATAGTCAGCGTGCATAATAACTTTACTGTCGTATGTCACAGAAAATGTCTGTTTGTGTAAGTTGTAATAGACCATTACCTTCTTACCCAAGAATAAATTATCAAATTGTGATTCTGTAATAACGACTCTCATTATAATCCTCTAAATTCGTTTTCACTTACCCATGTGGCGGTAATTGTTCTATAAAATGGTTTGTACCCACCATATGTGTGTTTATTGTCGGACCTAACGTATCCGTCATCACTAACAGAATAATATCTAACTCGGTCCTCGGTTTCATAATATCCAATATAATCACCCATGAATATTTCAACATTCAAATCTTCAAGTTGTTTTTGATAAATTGAGAATTTCATATTTCCTGGCTCTTGGATTTCAACTTTGGAATTACCATAGAATTTATTGGTTGGTGCCATAACTTGAACCAATCCTTTTAATTCAACAGGTGCCATGAATTGAATACCGTCTTCCATGACTTCACCATAAACGTCATCCTTCTTTGTCTTATAACGGTCAATACGATATAACACAATGGTAAAGTTCATATCACCCTCCAACCATTCTTGACCCATACCAATATCAAGGTCAAAATCTTCACCACCAAAGAATTTACCTAATCTCGTTATCGGAACTAATTTTTCCATATATTGATAAATACCTAAACTTTTACTATATTTAAGTAAATTTAGTAATATTAAATGAGTGATGTTAGTTTAGAATCAAAGGCAATGTCCATTCTTGAGTCGTATGAGGGCGGCAATAACTATATCTTGGAATTAAAACGCAAATCACAAGTCAATAGAAAGTTTTATCCAACAAGGAGTCAATCGGAATACATTATCAATTTTCACAACAAACAACCAAAGGTTGCAAAGAAATGGGTAATCCTTGACACATACTTCGCTCAGAAATTGGCTGACGACAAATTGTATACTGAAATCCCACAAAAAGTATGGGTTGAAAAATTATTGGCGGATAAAGAAAAGGCTTACCACATTTGGGGTAAAGTATTGGATAAAGAAGAATTCCATGATTTTTGGTTACCAAAGGCTGCAATCATTAAAGACAATTCAGTTAAAGATGTTGTAATTGATTATTCAAAGTATTCTCATCGCCCACCACTTGAACACCAAAAAGAAGCGGTTCAAAAATTAGTGGAGAATAAAAAGTTTATCCTTGCCGATGATATGGGTCTTGGTAAAACAACTTCAACAATTATTGCAGCGTTAGAGTCAGGTTCAAAGAAAGTATTAATTATTTGTCCTGCGACATTAAAGATTAACTGGAAACGTGAAATTGAAAATTATTCAGATAAATCAATCTACATTGCGGAAAGTAAAAACTTCAGTACCGAAGCCGATTATGTAATTATAAATTACGATATAATTAAAAATTTCCATGACCCTAAAAAGAAAGACGATTCTCAAGTTCTTGCCGCCAAATTTGATTTGGTTATTATCGACGAAGCTCACTATATCAAAAATGCTACGGCTCAAAGAACAAAACTAATTAACGATATTATTAAAAATACCGAACGAATTTGGTTGTTAACAGGTACACCAATGACATCAAGGCCAATCGATTATTTCAACTTATTAAGTATAATCGATTCACCCGTGGCAAAGAATTGGATGGCATATGCAATCCGTTATTGTTCAGGGTACCAATTTAATGTTGGTGGAAGAAAAGTTTGGAACGTAACGGGGGCGTCTAACCTTGAAGAATTAAGAGACCGAACATTAGGTCTAACATTACGACGATTAAAAGAAAACGTACTTGATTTACCCGACAAGATTATCACTCCTGTGTATTTGAGATTGAAATCAAAGTCATATGAAAATGTGATGGGTGAGTATTATGATTGGTACGACAAGAACCCTGACGAATCTAAATCACTCACAGTACAATTTTCAAAATTAACAAAAGTTAGACAAATCATTGCAGATGAAAAAATTGCACAGACTATCGAACTTGCCGAAAACATTATTGAACAAGATAAAAAAGTTATTATTTTTTGTAATTTCACAGATTCCTTAAATAAAATCACAGAACACTTTGGTAAAGCGGCAGTTAAACTTGATGGCTCCATGTCAAAACCCAACAGACAAAACTCAGTTGACCAATTCCAAGATAATCCCAAAGTTAAAGTATTTGTGGGTAACATTAAAGCCGCAGGTGTTGGTATTACATTGACTGCGGCTGAAGCGGTTATTATGAATGACTTATCATTCCTTCCATCAGACCACGCCCAAGCCGAAGACCGAGCTTATCGTTACGGTCAAAAAAATAATGTTTTGGTTTATTATCCAATATTCGAAAATACAATCGAAGGTGTCATCTACGATATCCTAAACAACAAAAAACAAGTCATTGCCACCGTAATGGGCGACAACCAACATCCGGCCGATGCTGCAGAAGAAATCTTACAAAGAATTAACGAACTGCGATATTAACGAACTACGGATTATTTATATATAACGGATAATCCAAAATTATGAAAAGAACAAAAGAGAAAATCCAACAACTAGAGTTACAGATACTTGAAAATCACGTAACCATAGAAAAAGAGTTGTTGATTACAGAAATGAAAAAAATTGGAATAGAGAAACTACCATATTCCTACTCAGCCCTCAAACAGTTTATTGACCCCGAAACCATGAGTTTCCATTACAATAAACATTACAAAGGGTATGTTGATAAACTAAACGACGCATTATCAAAGAAAAAATACGGAGATTTAGAATTAGAAAAAATAATCAAGACAATCAGTCGTTTTGATAAAACAATTCGAAACAACGCAGGTGGAGCATTTAACCACGCTTTGTTTTGGAATATGTTAAGTCCCGAACCAAAAAAACTAACAGGTGAACTTTATAAAAAAATTACCAAAGAGTGGGGAACATTCACAAACTTTAAAAAAGAGTTTGATAAAATTGGTAAAGAAAGATTTGGTTCAGGTTGGGTATGGTTAGTTCTAACCTCCAATAACAGATTAAAAATTATGTCGACTCCAAACCAAGACAATCCATTAATGAATGTTATTGAAGGTGGTGGTTTTCCATTGTTGGGATTGGATTTATGGGAACATGCTTATTATTTGAAATATAGAAACAAAAGAGATGAATACATTACAAACTTTTGGAAAGTGGTTAATTGGGATTTTGTAACCAAAATGTATGAAATGAAAGTTGAAACTAAATTAACAGAATCTACCAAAATGAAACAAGTTTTAAGTGAAGGTAAATCTGAAATGTGTTCAAAATCTGATAATGAATTTTATAGAATGTTATTTAATGTAAACCAAGACATTAAATGGACTTATATGAATGGTATTAATAGAATTCTTAAAGAAGTTTTTAATGAAAATTATATTGAGACACCAAATAACAATCAATTACCTGGCGTTTATGATATTGAAGGACCTGGTAGGTCAGTAATAAATAAATTAAATACAAATTATACTGCGTTTTGTATCTTGTTAAGAGATTTAAATTACGTTATTACAAAAATACCAAATAAAAAACCAATATCATTTATAGATAAAACTCCAGCACAACAAAAGAAAGAAGTTGAAAGATTCGTAAGTGCTTTGGACCATTTTAAATATAGAATCTTTGATAGAGAAAGTTCAACATTTATTAATTTATTAATAACTTTAACCGAAAAAAACAAAGCTGGCGACAAACGAGAACAAATCACGGCATCAATTCTTAAAAGATTTTTTGGTAAAAGTGCAAAAGTTGAAATGATTGGTGAGTTAGGAAACAAAAAAGATGCAATCCAAGGAGTAGATTTGGAAATATTTAAAGATGATACTTTATATACCGCTCAAGTTAAACCATACAGAGAAATGAAACAAACCGAAGACGGAATGGAATTGGAGGGTACTGCAAGTGTTAAATTGTATAAAACAGATTGGATGGTATTTCAAAGAGGGAAAAATGTTTTAGTGTTTGATAAAAAACCAAAAATTATTAAAGGTAACTTTGTTTTTCCTCCTGATTCACTTTTATATAGTATATAATAAACTAAACGATATTTATTAGATATGGCAGTTATACCAGAACCAGAAAGGTCGAAAATTTATACGAGAATTAAACATCTATTGGGTGCACCATTAAGAAGTGTTGAAGTCACTGATGAAATGATGGACTCGTTGATGGAATTATCTATTCAAGATTATGAACAGTATATCTTGAATTGGTTAATTGATAGTCAGTGGGTTAACTTGGTTAATCTTAACATGACTGAAAAATCTGTTGCTCAAGCATTAATCACAAGAACAATGGATTTTGAACAACAATTCTCATATTCATATTCAAAAATTGTGGGTCTTCAGGCTCAAGGTCCTTGGGTATTAAAAAAGGATTATGTTATTCTTGAACAAAACAAACAAAATTACGAAATTCCTGCAGGTCGTGAAATCAATGAGGTTTTATGGTTTAGCAACCAACCTATCACCGCATTTGGTATGGGTGGTATTGGCGGATTTGGTGGTGCTGGTCTTGGTGCAAACGAAGCAGGTTTTGCTCAAATGGGATATCAAGGTTCTTATTATATGATGTCAGGGTTTGACTATCTAATTAGAATGCAAGAATCTAACATCTTAAATAGAATTCTTGGTGGTTCTTTAACTTATAGAATTACGGCATTACCTGACGGTAAAAAAGATTTACAATTATACAACGCTCCTGGTAATCAGTTTAACTGGGGTAATTATAGTCAATATGTTGGTAAAGCTGTATGGTATTGGTACTATGATGTAACACCTGATAGTAGAGCCGATTGTTTAAAAAATAATCCTGACGTAATTAAAATGCCAAATGAAGTTCCTTTAGAGGAAATGAATTGGGTTGATTTAAATGTTCCCGCTCAACAATGGGTAAGAAGATGGTTCACCGCATATGTTAAAGAAACATTAGGTAGAGTTAGAGGAAAATATAGTGGAAACTTAAAGGCTCCTGACTCAGAATTACAAATGGACTACACAAGTTTATTAACTGAAGGGAAAGACGAAAAGACAAAGTTGATTGAAGAATTAACAGGTCCCGAAGGTTGGTTAACAAGATTACGTCCTGAGAAAGTAATGGAAAAAGAAGCATTACTCGCTGAAAATCTAAATAAACAAATGAAATTCAGAGCAATGCCTCGTCAAATATATGTAATTTAAATTATGGCAATTATAAAAACAATACCATCAACAAGATTGATTAATGGTGAAATTCTTGAAACATCAGAGATTTCAGTAGTATCTGAAACAGAATACAGAACAAACGGTGAAGAATGTGTTATCGTTAGAAACGTACAAGAATCAACAGTTATTTTAGATTCAAAAACAACAGACCACGTAGTAATAAAATCAATGACTCGTTTAACAATTAAACCTGATGTTGGTAAAATTGATGAGGATTATGATGAAATTATTGCTGACCGATACTCTTGTATTGAATTTAGATTTTGTGTTGGAAACTGGTATATCCTATCATCAGACGGTCTCAAGAATTCCTAATTTTTCTTTCCAATCTTCTTCCGCAAAATCGTACATGTAGTCAGGACTTAACCCTCGTCTTTCCCAGTAATTTAACTCTTGTTCGGTTATATCAAGTACATCTTCTTGCAATCTATCTTGGTCACCATTACCTAGTGGATGTCCATTAATCAATTCACATTGAGCCTTTGTGAAAATACCTCTATTTTCAGGGTCATTAACAATTAAGTTATTTCTAACCTCATCTTGAAATACAACCATTAATGGTTCCATTCTTTTGTTAAATGTTGTAATTGCTCTCGGCACATTATATTCACCTGTTAGATTAGGGTCATTTTCCAAAATATCTTTGTGTAACATATAACAATTGATTTGAACACCATCACCTTTTTTCTGAACGTCACCATGAGATGACTTTAATCCATTATTCACATACATAATAACATCCCCAAGATTTACCGCAAGATTTTCTTGTATTGCAAGTTCCATGTGAGCCATACGACTCATACTATTTCCTGACTTTGTTTTAGTTGTTAATCTTTTCTTATAATCATCTACAGATAATTTAACTTTAGCTCGTTGTGCAATCTTACTTAAAGGGATTTGTTTGTCAAAAATCTTTTGTAAGTATTCATAATAATATTCAACAAACGCCTGACCATTACCTTCCAATAACATTTTAACACCTTTATCTAAAAACTCCTCAATGTAGATTGGAAGTTTCTTTGACTTGATACTGTTACCTGTCAATTTAATTTTACCCTTGGCATCCATAACCGCATAGTTCTTACGAGCCAAGTTAATACACGAAGGCCAAACCCCATCCGTGTCAAGTGCCATCTCACCCCTCATGAAGATATCGTTATACTCGGCAACATCAGCCTCAGGTCCATAATATTCTTTACCCAACTTAGATTTCCAATTCAATCCACGACCAACATAAACTCGGTCTTTTGCATCGTCAGGAGTCGAGAAGTTCACACCGTCCGTATCCATTACCAACGGAACATATCCTTTTGTCATAAAGAACTTAATCATTTGACGAAGGTATTGTCTACCCGTACAAGTAATCTGTTCTCCCATGTACATGTCACCCCAAGCAAATACTTGTGGTGCCGACAACGCGCCGAACATCGAGTTAATGAAAATCTTAATTGGTAATTGTTTATTACCATATGACTCTGACTTCTTAGGGTCTGTTTTTTCAAACTCTTCTGCCAATTGTTTGTACATAATACGAGTGTCACGGAAGTATTTTAACATTCCTTTCATCGCACCTGTTACATCACACTTAGGGAATACATCGTGTACCAACTGAATAGATGGATATAGTGACGAGAAATCGAGTTTAAGTACATTCTTACTATAACCAACCTTAAGTAGTCGTGAGAGACCTCCTACGAAGTCTGTCTTACCCTGTTTGGCGGGGATTGCAAGTCCGTGTTTGTAAGACCATGCCAACATCAACATTTTCCATAAAGTTGCGGTACCCATTGTAGATACTCTCTCGTATGTTGTTGGAATCATCGCAGCCAACAAGAATGAACCTTGGTTGAACTCTTGGTCAACTTTTAAGGTTTCATCTAAGTCATCGTCAAGATACATCTCAACAATTTTATCACCTGTAATCTTTTTGTAGACGTTAGGAAACTTTGTGTCTAAGTTATCGTACGCAGGATTGTTTGCTTTCTTGTAATTACCATTCTGTGTGTTTAACCAATACTCTTCTTTGTTAAGGAATAACTTACCGATATTGTCGTGTTCAATATACACACGACTTGGTGATTCTGCGTTGATATATTTTGTAATATATTTCAAACCTGCCGCCTTGATACTTGAGTTAATTGCCTGAGCTCTACGAACTGCGTGAATAATGTCGATAACATTATAACCCCAAATTGAGGTTTGAGTAAATGTCTCCACCTCGTTAGCAAGTTTCAACATCCCGTCTTTTCTTGTGAACGAATGTTGGGGGTGTAATGACTTACAAATCTTTTTTGGGTCAAGTCCCAAAATTCTACAACGTTCAAAAATCCAATGCCAGTCAAAGTTTGCAGAATTATAACCACCGATGATACTTGGTTTTAATTCATTGATTACGTTGAAGAATTCGATGATTGCATTTCGTTCTTCAGATTCATCAATACATTCAATAACTCTGTGGTATCCTTTATTTGTTTTAATTCCAATCATGAATATACGACCGTCTTGTGGTTCAAGAGAGGTCGTCTCTAAGTCATATACGAGTCGGGTCACCTCATTGTAATTCTCAAATCCCTTAAATAGTCGTTTTTCTTTTGATATAAGATATTGTTCTACGGGCGGAAGGACAATAAGTTTATCCTTTGTTTTTTCACCCCATGGGTCACATCCACCTTCTCTAAAAAATTGGATGAGTTCACGATATCCTTTAAGAGATTTAACCATAAAGGTCATACCATTTTCTAATCGTTCATCACCATGGGTTTCTAATTTATCAATCGTAATACCATGTTTGGTCATGGCATCTTTTTGAGCGGATTTGGAACCACCATAAAAGTTGATATTACGTAAATCACCTACCCAAGCGAATGGGGTAAATGTATCCTTACGGATTTCTTTTCCTTTACCAGGAATTTCTTTAATTTTATAAATGGAGTTGGATGCGTAGTCAAATTCGATTGCTACAATAAATTCTTCAGGGTCGTTGCCGTGTAAGAAAGATTCAATTTCTTCGTTAGATATCATAATATTATTTCGTTGGTTTATTAGCTTTCACACCATCGTGAAATTTACCTTCGTAAATAAATATAAATGAAAAATCTATTTAATCAAATTAACAACAAGCAGTTTCCGAAATAAAACTTGGTTGAACGTTAATATACAATTCCTCTCTGATTGGAAGAATTAGATTACCCTCATCGTTCTTAATCAAGAACTGACCAACATATCTACCAGGTGTGTTGGTGTCTCTACCCGTAAACTTGTAATAGATATAATATTCAGGTGTTGCACCTAATGGTAAGATAAGCGAAACGATTTCACAAGGGGCAGACACAATTTTAGGAATTTCAGTTTCAACATCAATCATTGTAAAGAAAATAGTAGAAACCTCCAAGTCCTGCATCAGTTCTAAGTAACCCGCTCTACCATCTTTTACTACTTGCATTTTTAATACAGGTAGATTTGCATTTTGTTTAATAAAGAATTCCATAACAATAAATATATTGTTATGACTCTTTTCTTAAACTTCTTTCGTAATGTTCAAATCTATCGTGTTCTGTTGGTGTCATGAGTAATAAACCAGGATATAACTCACCTTTCTTGACTAACTGATACATATGACTCATCCATGTTTGTTCGAATGGATGTCCCCATGTTGTATCTAAGAACATTTTTTGATTTCCTGTTCTTGTAACGATTTGAGGCCAATTACAATAATATACATCACCCGTAACATAAGGAACTCCTTGAAATGAATTAACTGAATTATAAACCGCTCTTGGGGCATTTGGGTCTAAACCTTGAACAGGTAATCTATCTTTACCTGGCCAATACTTTTGTCTCACATCTTGAGGCACGTTGTACCAAGCCCATTGAGTACCATTGTCACCAAAGAATTCACTATAATTAAGTTTTAAAAAATCAAAGTTTTCTTTCTTAACAATTTGTAATGTTTTTGAATATAAATTTGAAACATATCTATTAAATCCATTTCTACACACATCACCTTCTTTTGGATAAAAGAACATGTCATCTTCAAAAAACAAATAGAAATCTAAATCTGTTTCATTTTGGAAATGTTCTGCAATCCACTGACGACCACCACAAATACCTAAATTATCTTTTTTAATGTGTTCAAAACCATTCTCTTCACACAATTTAGCATAATCATCAAATGTTGATTCATCACTTGAGTTATCTAACAAAAACTTTTTAGTTTTTAATAAATAATCTTTATCGTACGCATTCATAGATTCAATTAAAGTTGAGAATTGTTTTGGACTGTTAAATGTGATAACATATAAACCAACTTTATTAACATCTAATGTGTTCGTTTCTTTATTAATGTTTTCAGATTTAGGTTTTAATTCACCGTTCTTTAAATCTTCAAAAAACTTACCAACTAAACCATTAGATTCAATTTCAAAATAATTAATCATGTCAGAATGTTTATAACACATAATACTGAAGATTGATTCTTCGGTACCCATATATCCCTCATCTAATGTTGATTTAAGTAATCCATAATAGATTCCATTAATATCACTAATAGTGTGTTTTGGACCACCAAAGAATCCACCTCG